CGAGAAACTTCTCGGAACAGAGATACATAAGGACATTCTTTGCCATAGATTGTTTGCAAAACAATCTCTTGGAGGTCAAGCGGGAAGTAATCCGTTGCGGAGGATAAGTCTACTGAGTAGACAGTCCGACCACTTCGGAGAGCTTCCTGAATGACTGGGAATGCACGGCTTTGTTCGTGAGTACAATCCCAAGGGACCTTAGCTATAATAGCCTTAAGGTCATTCTTTAGTGGCTCAGACGCCACTTGGAATAACCGATAAGGAGAAGCAATGCTTCTTAACTTATAGCCTGGTTCCTGAAGGAAATGCACCTCCCCCGCAAACATAGGTCCTTCAGTCACATCATCGATGTGGGCAGAGTCTACAAAACTCTTCCAATCGATTGCTGCAAAAACATGATCATAGATCATGCTATGCCGCTGAATATGACTTAGGGTGGATGCATTATCTGTGAGTAGCAACTCATAGAGTAAGGCATCAGCTTGCGAGGTACTGCCCTTAAGTGTTGGGGATCTCTTTGTAGGAGATCCTTGCCATATAAGGATTGGTGCAGGTTTCTCACGTATGGTTCGCGAACCTACAGTATGCCGGGTAGCCTCTACCATGAGGCGTTCCAGGCCCTTTGGTATCTCTACCAAAGGTGCATTGACTGCCTGAAGGAATTTCTTCCTTTGGGTCTTCGTCATCACTGATGAAGTCCAATGCGTATAGGCCATGAAGGCGTTAAGAACTTTATTAAAGTTCTTATCGGACAACATTGCCCAACGTATCAGGTAGCCAACCACACCCTTGATCTGCCCCTTCCGGTTCTTCGCAAGAAGACACGGGGTAACAGATCCAGTGCGTGCGGAGATTAGTGCCTGTTTCAGAGATTTGCATCTCTTAACAGTCCACTCCTCTCCGGAACACATACTCCACTTAGCTAACAACCCTGCAAAAGGGTTAATAGCATGAGTAGGTATCCCACATACTGATAAGCGTAGTGTCAGTCCCGATAGTAGACTCCTTTGAGAGTCCATAACTATCATCCTTTCTGGTACAATGTACCGTTGGGAGTTTAGTTCTATCAGGGCGTAGACGTTACGCCGCTCAGGTTAGTGGTTCCCGAAAACCGTCTGTAGGTGTTCCAGAATGACACTTAAGGCTCCTATTGGGAGTTAGGTGTTTTCTCTGGTGAGGCAGTGGGTAGCTTGGTAGAT